AATCTGCTTCGTCATCTGTAGCGAATCTTGTGCCAGCAGCTATTAAAGCTTTTTGTAAAGCAGCGCTTTTTAGACTACCTAAACCAACAGCTCCTGGAGGTAAAAAACCTGCAGCTATATAAGGTGCAAAAGGTCTTATCTCTTTTGGTATAAGTTTTTTAACTGTTTTACGTGCTTTTCTAAATATCTTTTTAAATGGCATATTTTAATCCTGTTTTGATGATAGCAAGTGGCTAGCTTGTGGTGAGCCTAATCTATCTAATTTACTTGTTTTTCTTGCAATCGTCAATATACTATTCCTCATCTTTATCACTAGCAGTGCCTATCATAGGCATTTTTGCTACTTTAATTTTAACGGATCTAGTAACATCATCAGCTACTGTATCTGTATCTGGATTATTAATATCGTTCTGTGCTTCTTCATCAGAGGCATATTCTTGATTAGTTTTCTTGTTTCTAACCACTACTTCTGCCTCACATTTGACAACTGGCACCTCTTTGCCATCTATCATAACGTACTCTATACCACCTTTTTCTATAAACATTTTAACTCCTATTGATTTCTAGCATGGATACCACAACATGCAACCTATTTCCAGTAGCTGCAGTAGCCTTTAATATTTCACTCTCTTGTAATATCAAGGGCTGTGATAACAACTCTAATGTTTCGTTTGCTGATATCGCTTTTGTTTTAAATAAACTAAATACAGCTCCTGCTGCATCTGTAATTGTAAGGGTTATACTATCCGCGTTCCCCGAGTCTTCACTAACTATAATAGATTTAAGTATAAGTCTAGATGTAGATGGAGCGGTAACCACTGTTGTTGCCGTGTTTGCTGTTAGATCTACCTTTGCGTTTTGATATATGTTAGCCATTAATTCATTAAGAAAGCAAATCTTTCTTGCTCCTGTTTTACTTCATCTAAAAATGTAGAGTTAAGTTGTTCTGTAATTGTAGTCAAAGCTCTGTTGATTTGTTTTTGATTAGAGAAATCATATTCTACTTTTGGTTCTGGTAATTTTATATTTATCTTTGCCATTATTCTGTTTGTCCTGGATCTAAACTATCTGAGTAATTTCCAGCATCATCTATATTACTTGTATCAAATGTATCAGCACCACCAGATCCATAATCTTGATAGCCCATTCTATTTATCTCTGCCTGCGCTCTTTGTAATGCAGCTTTCAATTCAGCAGCTTCTTTTGCTCTTATTTCGTCGGCTGCTTGTTTGTAAAAATCTTGTCTTTGTTTTCCAGTTTTTGTTTTAAATTGCATTTTTGCTAGTTCCCTCGCTTTGTTTTTAACATATTCATTGTAATTACCTTTTGCTGATACAATGTTTATTCCATACGGATCTTTAGTAGGATCTTCTTCTGTGCCAAATTGATCTACATTAAATACATCATTAACATTCAATCCTGCAATACCTCTTGTAGATTCATCTCCTCTTTTACCGAAACCACCAAGTATATTACCTAAAATACCACCACCTTTTATAAAATCTCCAACAGATCCTAATTTATCTGTAACTGTATCACGAATAGATCCCAGTCCACCTTTTAATCTGTCTGTTATTGTTGGTATTCTACCAGTGTCATCAATATCGTAAAGTTCTCCATCTGTATAATCAGGAGTTTCAGATAAGAAAGGATCCTCTCCAGAAAATTGAGCAGGGTCACCTCTCAAAGAATTTATTCCTGTAGTGTCTATGGAGTCTCTCATTTCTTGAGTTACCATATCATCAGCACCTAATTTAGTTGGTGTAAGAATATCTAAAATACCAAGAGGTCCAGCTTTTGTACCAAGAAATTTAGCTCCTTTACCTAATGTGTTTAAAAATTTTGATGCTGCTGCTGTTGGTTTTGCTCTTTCACCATATTTACCTGGTTGTGCACCAATAAACATAGCTTTCACAGGTCCAAAGTTTCTTAAATTTTGACCAATCATTTGCATTCTACTTGGCATGGGTCCTTTTCCAAGTTTAGCAGGTTGAATTACATCTCTGTAATACTTATCTCCATAAGTCATATCCAACATTTCTTTATCAAGTCCTTTGGCTACATTTGTAATGTTGTCTAAATTTTTTCCTATTATATTTTCAGCCATTATCTTCTACCGTCCGGTCTTATATCTAAGTTAATTGTTCCAAAACGCCACGACTCACTAGTCGCATCGTTTTCTATTTTTATATTTGCATATCGTCCTCTAGCTCTTGTATCAAATTTAAGACTACTAGATGTTACTGTAAAAGGACTTAATGATGTATCTGTACTAGATTGTGCAGGAAATCTTTTTACAGCTAAAGTAATTTTAGCATTACCGTTTAATGTTTTAAAGTCTGGTATAAATCTTCGCATAGATAAAAAGAACTCTCCATCAGTTCCTTCTGGTTTTATATCAAAATCAAACGAATTAATAAATGATGTTATTGTTGTTGTGCTACCATCAGCATTGGCTTGATCTCTACCTACTTCATGCTCAAACAAAGTTGTTTGTCCTAGTCCTGTTTGACCTACGATAGCAGGGAAAGCACCTGTGCCACCTGATACAAACTTAGTAGCTATTGGAGCTGGATATACAGATGCATCAATCCAAGTTGTTCTTGCTTCTGTTCCTGTGTACCAAATAGGAGCTTTTGTTAATGCTGTTTCACCAAAATTAAATACAACATACTTGTTGTTAAAGTCTGAGTTTGATGATGGGTAATACCAAGTCACTTCTGTAAATAAATTGTTAAGTCCTGCTGCAACTTGTTGACCTTTGTTTCTATTTATATTTTCAAATACATGATCTTCTACAGTACAAGGTAATGTTTTAACTGTACCATCAAAGGCAAAGAAACCATTTGGACTCATCCAGTATGCAATACCATCTACCTCAACTGCAGCATTCTTACCTATCAATCCACAGTTTGTACCTACTTGTTCAAAACCAAAAGTAAAAGGAGCACCTACAAATTTCATGGTATACAATGCATTGTCTGTCCATATTAGAATAGTTTCTTTTGCTTTTAGTGCACCTATAATTTTTGTGCCGTCTTGTAATCTTTGTGATCCTGCTGTGTTAGTTGCAGATGTACCATATGAGTTTATGTTCTCTGCATCAGAAAATCTAATAAACATATTATCTCTTGTTGAACTTGTACCTATTGTTGTTTCCGTACCAAGATGAATTAAGTGTCTTGTTGTAGGTGATACTAAAGTTAATCTTGTAGATGTAGGATTTGCACTTGTAGAAAAGTTTGATGTAGTTGTAGAAGCTCTGTTAGCAAAAGCAGATGCAGCACCAGCATTCCATGTAAATGTTTTTCCGTTTGCAATAGTTGCAATCAATACTTCACCAAAATTATCTAATGACCAAAGACCAGGTTCAAGTGTAATACTAGATGCAGAAGCTGCACTTCCCCATCCACCTGTGTTCCAAGTATCTAGACCCCAACCATAACCATATGTTTGTTCTGCTGGTCCAACTCTTTCAAATACTTTTACGCTCAGCGATCCACCAGTAGATACAGTTGCAGACGCGTTACTAGATTGTGTAATTGTAAATGTGCTTGTTGTTGGTGCAGTTATAACTTGAAAGTTTTTATCTTCAAAATCAGAGTTACTATAACCTGTACCTGATGGTAAAGTTACAGAATCTAATTGTACAATGTCACCTACAGCTAGACCATGAGCAGATTTTGTAATTGTACATGTAGCTGAACCATTTGTTGTTGCAATGGTTGCTGATGTTAATGTAGTTTTAATTGGCGTAACATCATACAGTTGACCTTCAAAGTAAATCAATAAAGATTTATCTGTACCGATAGCAACATATCTATTGCCATCTAAATCTACGAACGCATGAAGTTTTCTAGCTACCCCGGAAATAGTTGTGGTTAGTAATGAGGACCAACCACCAACTTTTTCTGGTAGACCATACCTGAATCTAACATTATCAGAATCAACCCATCGTGCTGTTGCACCAACTGTTGTATTCTGTTTGTCAATACCAGGTAAGAATTTGACTTGTTTAAGAGCCATTGTTGCTCCTATGATATTTTAGTCGTTTTATAAACCCAACCTCTAGCTGCGTTAGCATACACCAAAGTAAAGGAAGCACTGTTAGTATTAACTACTAAATTACCAGCGTTACCATTTATGTTAGACCCATTTCGACCAATTGTTATATTGTTTGATGCAGCAAAGTTACCACTGTCAATTATTGTTACTTCGTTACCCACAGATGGTGAGGCAGGTAATGTTACAGTTGCTGCTGTATTAATACCTGTTGCTGATGTGTTAACAAATAATTGATCTCCATCAACAGCTGTGTAGTTAGCTGGAATTGTATAATATGATTTACTAAGTATACCTTTGTTTATGTTTGTACCATCAGAGTATAAAATAGATGTAGAACCTGGTGGTAATGCAACTCCTGTACCAGATACAGTTTTAATAGTTATTGTATAGTTATTGCTAGATCTACCTGTACCATCTTGTACAATGTAAACTCTTTCAAAAGTATCAGGAACTGTAACAGTTCTATTAGCTACAAGAGTGCCTGTTAATTTAAGATATAAATTTTTACCGTTAGATGTAGCTCCTTGAGATATAGCTAAGGCAACATCTCCTGATCCTACAGCTACTGCTACATATCCAGATGATGATTGTTCTAATTGTTGTAAATTTGCATTAGTGATGGTACCCCAAGTACCTGCTTTCTCACCTGTTGTTATTAGTTCTAAATTTAAATTACTACTATACGTTGATGCCATAATTCTCCTACGGGTTAAGCGGATCTATAGGTACCCATGTTCTATTTACATTTGGATCTATAGGGTCCCAAGATACCACAGAAATAGTGCCTGTGGCAAGGTTTAATCTATTACCTGTAATAACCACTGGGTATTCTATACCAGCAGTAGCATTACCTATTGATACATTTAGTCTATTTCCAGTTACAGAAAAGACTATATTTTGTGCGCCTACTCCGGCAAAAGTTGTTGCTGCAAAAGGTGTTGCTCCAAATAACATTATATATTAATCCAATTCTGTTCTGAGTTAGGGTCTACTTGAGTCCATATTCTAAAGTCAACCGGTGAATTACTTATGTTTAATCTATTACCTGTTGTAGCTATATTAGCTTTTCCAACCACATTAAAGTTTCCTGTGCCAAATGCAGTTGTAGATATATTCATTCTATTACCTGATATAACCACTGTAGCGTTTGCCTTAATAGTAGAATTACCAATAGATATATTTAATCTGTTTCCAGATAAAGTTACATTAGCTTTACCTATTACAGTTATATCACCTATAGATGTTTCTAATCCTACTCCTGTTGGTAAGACAGTAGCTTTACCAAATGCTGTTACACCATTCTTAGAAATATTTAATCTATTACCAGTTACCGGAACATCTCTTGGTGCTCTACCTTCTGCTGTTCCTGTAGCAACATTTAATCTACTACCAGTTAATACTTGTACTGCTTTAGCTATTACAGTTGGACTGCCTGTAGATATATTTAATCTATTACCAGTTACAGCTAAATCTAATGGAGCTGTTACATCTACATCACCGATTGTTACATTTAATCTGACGCCTTGTATGTTTACAAAGGCATTGGGACTAAAACCTTCAGCACTAAAAGGTGCCGCTGAAAAGGACGTAACACCAAAGAACATGTGTTACCCTGCTGTTGATGGAACGTTATTACTTCCCACTAATGGTTCTGCTGCAAATGCCATAAAAATATATTCTGAACCATTTGTATTAAAAGCACCATTTGTAGTTTTAATTTTAAAACCAGTTGCTTTAAAATCTACATTGTAATTAGATGAAGTTGCTTCAGCATTACTTGTGTTTGCTTCAAATATATAATTATGAGGATTTAAGTCGTACTTTGAACCACTTACAGTTGGTCTTTGATTATCCATCATAATCCAAGCAGCAGTAGCTTTCTTTTTTATAATAATAAAAGCTGGTTTAAATCCACAGTAAGCGAAACAAGCATCACTAATATTACCTGTGCCCTTAAAAGATCCAAATTTACTAAAACCAGGTTTTTCTGCCCAACACCATGCTTCTAAAACTTGACCATTACCCCACTCATTACCTATACTAAAAACAGAGCTAGTTGGTGCAGTATCATTCCATCTATTTGTAGCTGTACCCTCAGCTTGGTTTTCGTTTAATTCATAATATTTTGTTGCTCCAGCATCACCATGATAAACTTGATAAGCACCTGTGCTATCTATTCGTTTTACCCAAATCCATTTTGGAGCTACTCCAAGACCATGACCAAT